CAAACAGGTATAATAGACTAAATTACCTTACACTATATTATATATAATGTTACTATTTATATATATATACACTAGGTCATAGATGATTTTATAAATGTGTGCACACATCTTTTTATATTTATTAATATCTCCCCAAAGAGGTCCCGTGATCCACTTTTCCCTACTATGACAAGGCTCGTGGACAAGGGACCTCTCAAAATGGGAGATCATTTACATCAACCAAACCACCCTGAAATAATAAATAGTTTAAACATATAAGTGGAGTAGTGGAGAGAAAACCCCAATTTCTTGACTCGCTACAGAATATCTGATATTATATGATATAGAATAACAATTGATAAAGGAGGTGCTGAGATATGAAAATATATAAAGATGATATCAGCAAAGCTTTTGCAGCAAAAAAAGGCGTTTCTAAAGAAGAAGCAAAAAGAGATATTGAATTATTCTTTGAGACTGTAAAAGAAGAAATCACAAAAGAACCTATAAACGATGAAGCAGAAGTTAGAATTCCGCCATTCGGTAAATTCTATCTAAACCACACACCAGCTAAAGAAAATGTGCAGGTTGCAAATAGAATTGTAAATATTGAAGAGCAGTACAGAATTAATTTTAAATCTTTTTCTGATTTTAAGATTAAGTAATTTTAATATCCCCGAGAGTAACGGAGATAAAAATTAGAGAATATTGCTCATTCGTATTAAAAAACGCCTTTATGGGCGTTTTTTTTATTGACACCAATGACATTTTTGTGTATAATTGTCATTGAGGTGAGAAAAATGGAAAAAAGGTTTTTCTTTTTTAAGACTTATTGTCCGATGGTTGATAAAGAAGTAGATATGGACAGATGTGATACTTGTAGATATGGTGGTGACATTGATATGGAAGGATTTTTTATAGAATGTGAATGGAGTGAGAATAATGGATTGGATCATTAATCATTTATCAGCTTATTGGAATGTAATGATTGGAGAAATGATTATAGGTGCTATAGTTTTAGGTATTGCTTTTTTAATATTTATTATTTACTTTATTTTAAGTTGGGTGATATAAGTTAAAGTCCACTCGCAAACCACTGTGGCTTGCCCTGTGGCAAGAGTGGACGGTTTTGACCTTTATTTTTGGTACTTTTCTCTTACTGCATTTTCAATAAGCCTATTAATTGGAATACCAGTATCTTTGCTAATATCTCTAACAACATTCATTAATTCTTCATCAATAGTAGTACTAATTTGTTCTCTATTAACTTTGTTCTTAGGTCTACCCATTTTAAAACCTCCTTATAGTTTTTTATATAAAAAACTTGAAATTTATAGTTTTGTATAGTATAATTATATATATGAGGAGGTGAGTTGTCAATGGCTATCAGAGAAAAGGCATACAAATTTAGATTATGTCCTAATAAAGAACAGAAAATATTAATTAATAAATCGGTAGGGTGTGCTAGATATATTTACAATCATTTCTTAGATAAAGCTAAAGAGAATGAATATAAATCATACTCTAAATTCTCTAAAGAATTAACTCAATTAAAGAAAGAATTAGAATGGTTAAAAGAACCAGATAAATTTAGCTTGCAAAATGCACTAAAAGACTTAGATAGAGCTTTTAAGAATTTCTTTAGTAAAAAATATGATTTTCCTAAGTTTAAATCTAAGAAAAATCCTAAGAACTCCTATCGTACTAATAAATTCACTAGAAAAAGTGGAACTACTAATATTGAGATAAAAGATAATAAAATCAAACTACCTAAATTGGGTTGGATTAAGTTTAGAAAATCTAAAGAGGTCAAAGGTGAGATAATAAATGTTACAGTAACTAGAACTAACACAGACAAATATTTTATCTCAATAGCAGTTAAAGAGGAAATCAAAAAATTACCTGAGGTAGATAAAAAAATAGGTATAGACCTGGGACTTAAGGAGTTTGCCGTTACTTCAGATGGTGAGAAAATAGCTAATCCTAGAGTGTTAAAAAAATATGAGAAAAAGATAGCTAGATTAAATAGAGGTCTAGCTAGGAAAGAAAAAGGAAGTAATAATTGGTATAAAGCTAAAAAGAAGTTAGCTAAAACTCACGAAAAGGTAGCTAATATTAGATTAGACTTCTTGCACAAGTTGTCAACTAAGCTAATTGAAGAAAACCAATTCATAGCAGTTGAAACTTTAAAAGTGAAGAACATGCTTAAAAATTCTAAATTAGCTAAATCCATATCAGATGTATCTTGGAGCAAATTTGTTGAATTATTAACTTACAAAGCTAAATGGTATGGAAGAAATTTAATTAAAATAGATACTTTCTTTGCTAGTAGTCAACTGTGTAGCAACTGTGGCTACAAGAATGAGGAAGTTAAAGATTTAAAGATTAGAAAATGGAAATGTCCTAAATGTAAAAATGTACACGATAGAGACATTAATGCAAGTTTGAATATTTTAAACGAAGGTAAAAGAATAAGTGCAAGTTAGAGGATATACTGTCGGACTGACAGGAATTCAAGCCTATGGAGATGGCGAAATATCGCTTCTAAGAAGTAGGAATCCTCGAGAGCTTGCTCCGAGGAGGGTCAAAAAATGAATTTTGAAACTGAATTCAAAACAACCAAAATGAATGCCAGCAGCAGAATTTACATATCAAAAGATATTAGAAATAAGTTAGGTTTGGAAGAGGGCGAGATATTCAAAATAAAAACAAACAAAGAAAACAAATCAATATTATTGGAGGTGGTAAAGTGATAACCATAGATTATGATGGTGAATTTAAATTATCCCTAAAAAAAGAAGTGCCCGAATATGTTTCTAAATTAGACCATATAGAAGGGGTAGAGTTTAATGGGAACAATTGGACCATTCTAAAAAATAAAGCTGTAATTAGAAACATTATTAAAGAATTCGGGCAAAATAATGTTAAACCAACGGATGCAGCTTATCAAAAATTGACGGATTTAAAAGATAGTGTGCTTTTGGATTATGATGGAAGTGTATTTGAGGTTTATACTCACTTCGGGGAAAAGAACAGAAGATTTTTTAAGTATCACATTGGCAAATGCTACAAAAGAACCTCTAAAGGTTGTTGGTCGGTACCAGATAATTATTGGAGTATTTATCAAGTAATGAAAAAATTCGATTTGGATTATTCTAAAGCAGCTAAAGAAAGATTATCTGAATACGAAGAAAAAATAGGTAAGATACATAATGATTTGGTGCCAAAATTAAACACCATTAAAGAAGTTGATATCGAGAGAGTACCTATCGATTTCGAATTCAATGGTCAGTTTGAACTCTACGAACACCAAAAGAAAATGTTTTATGCCGCTAAAGAATTTTTGCAGTTGGGATCCGGTTTCGCATTCTTTGCTGAGCCTGGAGTTGGTAAATCAGCACCGGCAGTTAATGTGGTAGAATATATGATAAAAAACAACTTAGTTAAAAAAGTTTTAGTAGTTACACCGGCATCACTTAAATTTAACATGGCCGAGCAATTCGAGATACACTCTTCTTTGAGGGCAAATGTATTGTGGGACTATAAGAAGGACCAGAGAAAAGGTAAGTCAGGTAGACGTTTTAGATGGACTACTACAAAAGTTCCAATAGAAGATTACTACGAAGGCTTTAACAAAAAGATAGAACACGATGAATTAGATTCACCGATTCAGATAGTAAATTATAAATGCATTGCTAAAGAGTGGAAACATTTCAAAGATTATGATATGTGGGTTGCTGATGAATTTCACTATCTAAAGCGTAGAAGTAGCAATCGTTCTAAAGGGATGAAAAAGTTAAGCCAATATATCGATAAGAGGTTAGCTTTAACGGCAACACCGATTACGAGGGATCCTTTGGATTTATTCTCACAGTTTGAAATATTAGAACCGGACCTCTTTCCAAACCGCTATCAGAACTTTAGAGATAAAATAGCAAACACTTTTGAAATGGAAGTTGATACTGGTGGCGGCAAAAGAACAATCACTCAAGTTAGTTCCTTTAAAGAAGATGTTTTAGAAAATTGGCTCAACAAAAAGGTTTATTCAAGAGCCTTGCGTTATACTTCAGAAGAATGCCTTGATTTGATGGAGCCAGAAAGACATCGTATCGTGGTTGATATGCCGAGCAATGTAGAAAAATTCTATAAAGAATTAGTATCCAATAGGGTTGCTGAGATAGGTTCAATGGGCGAAGATGGTTATAAATATCTTGATGCAGCTAATGCATTAGTAGTAGTTACTTATGCTAGACAAATTGCCCAGGGATTTATTAATATTAAAGATGACGAAACTGAAGAAGATGAATATCACTTGCTAAGTGATTTCAAAGTTAAAGAAATGATTAAGTTACTTAAAGTCCTTGAAGGGAACACACAGGTTATCATCTGGTACAGGCACAAATTCCTGCTTGAACAGATGAAAAAAGCCTTAGAAAAAGAATTTAAAAGAAAGTCATCTGATCTCTACGGTAAAAGTTATACAGTAATCAATGGTGATTGTAACGACATTGAGAAAGCATCTCGAGCAAAACATTTCAGAGATGGGGAATATGATTATATTCTGGCATCGATTGATGTAACAGAAGGTTGGCAAGGTCAGACAGCCAATGTTGGTATTTGGCTTGAAAATCATTTTACTTTTGATAAAAGGAAACAGGCAGAAGGTAGAATCTATCGAGAGGGCCAGCGAGGTAGTTCAATCTTTTATGATATAGTCGCCAAAGAAAGCATTGACCTAAGAATACTAAAATCGATTTATAAAGGTGAGAGTTTATCAGAGAAAGTATTGGCTGATACCATTGATGAATGGGCAGACTTTTAAGGAGGGAAAATAATGGGAAGAAAAATGTTACGAAAAACCCAAGAACACCCAAAAGGGAAATTTATGAAAATGACTTCCAAACATTTAAAAAAACACAAAGAGGAATTTGAAACTATATCAATATCGGATGATTTTGAATTTCTAACTTTCAATGATGATGATAATTTTTTCGAAAGCATTTATTTTACATCTTTAAAAAACACACCTTTCGATAAGTTTAAAATAAAAACTACTTTTTATTCAGCTCCTCTTTATATTTTCGTGAGCGACACTTGGATTTTCACTCCCCCAAAAGAAGGTGATTATCTTTTCTTTTGGATTAGCGCTAAAGATAATTTAGAACTCGAAAGTTGTATTGCTAGTTTCTATATAAAATTAGATAACGATCATGAAATATTTCCGATTATGACTTTTCCTGATATAAATGAAAATCTTTATTATCCTAGAGATGAAGCTATTGTTGAGTATATAGCTAATTCATCGATTAACATAGCTATTGAAATTGTAGATTACATTAATTCCCCCAAAACAAATATACACAAAGAAAAACCCAGGCCGTTAAACGTTTTAGCTAAACCACAAAAATCAAATTCAAATGATGTAATTTACATTAATAAAAGAGAATACACTTATGACGAGCCGGGTGATAATGAAAAAAGAGACTATGAAAGACATGTTAAAGAATGCAGTGTCAGGGGGCATTGGAGAAGGTACAGAGATAAAGAAGGTAATGTTAAAAAGAAAGTCTGGATAGAACCTCACAAAAGGCATTTTGACGATGGCACCGAGGAAAATGAAAAAACATATAAAATTTAAAAGGAGTGATAAAAATGGAAATAAGAGATAACACAATCGAATTTCAAGATTTAGATGGCAGAGATATGTTTGCTGCTGTAGTTAGTGATGGAGAGTCGGGGTATTTCACGATTGCTATAAGTTACAATCAAAAACACCAAATTAAGTTAGATGCTATATTGCCCGACGATAAAAAAATTACCAACACGAACCTAATGGAAGAGGCACAAAAAGTAATCGCTCATTGGATTTTAGAAAAAGAAGGAGTATTAAGCAATTTTAACATTTCTCAAAGAAAATTCATGGACTTGATATTTTGTGACATAAACACGATGTTTGTCAACGGTGAGGACTATGTTATACAAAGCAAAAATAAAGGTGATGTGTACAATTTAATTATCAATGAAGAAACAATCAGAGAAGAAAATTATTTAGCTGATGGTTCTTCGATGAGCTCTATCCTTTATGGCCAAGGTAATCCATTGGAGGAAGAAACAGATGGCGAGTATCTCGATGAAGAAACCAGGAAAGAGTATGAAAGACTTAATCAATCAATTAACGGTATAAACGATATTTTTGAGATCATAGCTGAGAAATGTACCGATAACAGAGTAAATAAAAAAAGGTTGTGGTTTGATGTTAAAAGAAAATATAATTTAAAATCAGATGGAGAACTTTGCTACAGTTACAGTGATAAAGTTATTATTAACCAGAAGATTGGTGAAGAAACTAAAGTTGATGAAGAAATTAAAAACAGATTTTTTGATAACTTGGTTGAACAAAGTGCCAATGAAAAAATGATCAAGATGTTCCATCAACTATTAACTAAAAAAGAAAGAAAAATTTTGAAATTAATTCGAGAAATTGAATCCAGGTACGATAAAATAGTTGATGGTATCGATACTGACACTGGAAAAATAATTTTTAAGGGGTGATAGTTGATGGGGATAAAATATATCATAGAACAGGCCAAAAGTTTACTAAGGATAAAAAAGAATAAAGAAGAGGTCATTGTTGAAAATTTGCATGATGATCTGAAAATGAGGTTTCTAAATGCCAGCGCCAAAGAAGAAACTGCTGAAGAGGTGCTGCATGAATTAATAGATCAACAAGCCGAACTCAAAGTTTTGGGTGATGAAATCTGGAAAGAAATTAGAAAAGCAATCAATACACCTAAAGGACAATTAACTGTAAACTATGACAGTCGGTATGTCAAAGATGAAGAAAACAATATTATTGATAAAGCACCGGAAGATTTAGTTGAGCAACTAAGGGAAGTTTCCAATGAAAAAGTTTCCCTTGATGATATAATAACTATGATTAGGCATAAAGTTGATGATGTAAAAAAAGAATATATAGATATCTGGTATGATATAAAAAAAGAATATGATCTTGATGAAGAATTTAATTCTTTACATTATAATATAAAAAGAAATAAGATAGTAAGGAGGTCAAAAGATGACTAATAAATTTGAATTTGTTTTAATGACACCTGGAGGAGATTGGAATATTGAATATGAAGCAAGAACGGAATCGGCTGCTGCGAGGCATTTAAAAGCAGATATAACAACCAAAGATTATCTTAATTTTGAAACAGAAAATAAAGAGGTTTATCTTAAAACTTCAGAAGTGGCTGGTTTTTATATCGACAGAGAAGTCGCTGTTGAAACGACATATTAAAAAGGAGTGATTAAATGAAAATATTCTACCACGATGATTTAGACGGGCAGTGTTCAGCGAGAATTATTTATGACGGCTTCGCTAAGAATTTAGTTAAGGTTGACTACATTCCAATGCAATATGAAAAAGATTTTCCATTTGATATCTTAGAAGATAACGAGGAAGTCTATATTTTGGACTATTCTATTGAACCTTCTGAAATGAAAACCCTACTTGAAATAACTCACAGAGTCACCTGGATAGACCACCACAAAACAGCCATTAAAAAGTATGAAGACTTCCCGGTTGATATACCTGGAATTAGAGAAGTCGGCAAAGCGGGTTGTGAATTAACATTTGAATATCTTAAAGATTATATGAACCTATCACATGATGATACATTAAGATTAATCAATGTCCAGGAAGGTAAACATTATTCAACCGGCAGAATGATTAATTTTATCAATCTGACAGGAGATTGGGATGTCTGGCGGTTTGATTTCGGTGAGAATACCCGTGAGTTCCACTATGGTTTATTGGCTAAAGATACCGACCCTGAATCACCTTTATGGAATCAAGTCAAAGATCCGCAGGGATTAAATCATATTATTGAAATTGGTCAGGATATATTAGGTTACGAAAAAATGAAGTCCAAAGAATATGTTGAGCGTTTTGGTTTTGAAACTGAGTTTGAAGGTTATAAGACATTTGTCTGTAATATAGGTAATCAAAATTCAATGTTATTTGGAGACCTGATTAAAGAATATGATATCTGTGCTACTTATGTTCATAACGGTGATGGTTATGTTGTTAGTCTTTATTCTGAAAAAATAGATACCAGCAAAATATCAAATGCTAAAGGTGGTGGCGGTCATGCAGGAGCTTCCGGGTTTACCACTGCAGAATATCCTTTTTAGTATAATTGTTATTGGTGTAATTTTAATTTTTGCTTATATTTTAAAGAAGTATATGGAAATGATCCATTATAACAGGATTTACGAAGAATTTTTGTATGCTAATAAATTTAAAAATGCGAAGGTTATTTCTTTTAATAAATTTAAAAATGAATTTGAAAAACAAAATTGGGAATACAACCCCGTTAGACAAAAATTCCACAGTAACAAACATAATCATATAGAAAAAAGAAAAGTTAGTTTAATGAGAGGCTATGTAGTATTTACTCTTGAAGATTTTAAAAAAGTAAATAAATATCTAAACAAATTCTTAAAGGAAGGTGATTACACTGTCGCTACCAGAGGAGCTAAAAGAGAGGTTAGACCAAGCGATTTCGATTTCAGTTTATGATGTTAATGTTAATAAATTAACAGGAGAATATAACCTTGAATTCCTTCCGGAAATGAAATGGAGACCAGAAGATGATGATGAATTGATTTTCTCCAGGATTATAGAAATGATAGAGGATATCGAACAACTTGTCGAATTGAGTATGGTCATAGGTGACGAAATCAAAAAAGGTGCCGCGAAGTTCCACCATAAGATGGAAGTTTTGGAAAAGGAAGTTGAACTCGATTTAGAAGACATCACCAAAGGTTACTTGGGGTTTGCTGAATACGAATTTGCTAAAGGTGTCATAAAAGACTTAGTGGAGGAAAAATATGAAGAGAATATGCAAGAATTGCGTTCATCTATTAGAGTCAGATAAGTGTTTAAAGCATGAAATAATCATTGAAGATACTACCAGAGGTATGGGCTGTTTTGACGACGGAGTCAGTAAAATATATCAGAGTAGGGAATTTTGTAAAAACATTAATTGTAATATCCAAAATATTATAGACAACCCAGAAAGATCAAATAAAAAAGCTAAAAAATATTGCCATGAGATTTGCTATGCTTACAAGTTTCATAAGTGGCTCAAAGAAAACAACTACCAGATAAGGAAGGTGAAGTAATGAAAAAAGAATATTCTATTTGGTCCGAAGGTTATAGAATAACAGGTGGTAGTGGCGGGGCGACATTTCATGGTACAATAAAAGGTCATTCATTCAAGGATGCTTGTATTAATTATGCCAAAAAACACCCAGAATTTGCTTATTATTTTGATGAAGAAAAAATGAGTTACTGGGGTTGTAGATTGTATAGTGACGAAGATGATGCTAGAAAAATTTTTGGTTAAGGAAGGTGAAATAATGGATTTTAATGAAGTTCTCCCAGAAGTTGATATGGTCGAGAGGTATCAAAATGATCCTTTATTAGCAAAAATTGTCGATACATATTGGCAGCAGTGGAAAAAGTCTGATTCCGATGAAAAGATATCAAGAATGGAATTTTTAGAAAGATACCAGGATAGAATTATGATGGCCGCTTATAGTTATTTATCTATTGAAATTGATAGAATGGCTCACGAACAGGCAGAACGGACCAGAAGAGAAGAACTCAAGAAGATGCAGAACAATTCCAAATTGATCGGTCTTGACGGCCAAAAGTTAGGTGGTTAAATGAATTTGATAATTGGAATACTATTAATGTATATAGCTTGGAGGTTATAAAATGAAGGTAGGAGAAGGGAATGTTGTTTTAATTGCTGGTGGCGGCGAGATTTATGCTGACGTCGCCGGCCGGTTTGTTGGGTCTAAAAGAAGTTTAGAAGAAATTATAGCAAGTGACTACAATAAGAATATTGTAAAAAATATTATCAATGCCGGTCATGAAGCTGCACTTGAATTTGATTATTTTATTTTCGGTGTAGAAGGTTATTCTAGAGTTTCTGAAGCGCAACTGATAAGGAAGCGTTTAGCGAGTTATATGATTAAGTCAGGTCGCATTGAGAAAGGGGGTGAAAGAAGTTTTGACGTAGTATTACCGTCGGCGGAAGGATTCGAAAATTTTAAGTTACACCACATGATAGAACCCGAAGAAATAACCATTGACGGGATTGATTTGCATGATTTTTTAATGGATTCCGGATACGGTTTAGAAGGAGATGTAAAAATAAATCTCAATGCTAAAGGGATCTTAGATATCGTCGAGGCATGGTACAACAGAGGTGTGGAACTTGGTTATGCCGAAGAGGACTTACGATACCTCAAACCGCAAGCAACCGAGTTTAAGGCACTTGTGGGCATGAACGCAAGGAGTTGGAGAGATTGGTGGAAGATACGCTGCTGCAGAAATGCCCAAACTGAAATCAGAGATATGGCAAATAAAACTCTTAGGATTTGCAAAGATACCGCTCCTGACTTATTTGAAGATGCCGGTCCTAATTGTGTCCGGTTGGGGTATTGCCCAGAGAATGGTAGGCAACACGAAGATTGTAACATAATCACTAAAGACGAAATGGCAGATGCTTTAAACATGTTGGATGTAGACCAGATCAATCATTTATTTTAAGGAGTGTTTAGATGATAATAAAAGGGAACGAAATTCATTTTATAACAAATGAAAAACTACCGGCGCATTTCTTTGGTTATATATATGAAGAAAATGATGAACACAAAATAGATATACATTTAAAAAAAGGTAGCGATTATAGCACTGTATCCACTACATTAATATTGAAAGAAATAAAAATAGATAAAACTACAGACTCGATAAAAGAAATATTATGGTGGAGATTTAAAAGAGAAGATTTCGCGGATAAATACATTCTAACGAAAGATTACTTCTTAAAAATATTGGGTAAGAATAAAATTGATAGTTTATCCTATGTAACAGATGAACAGGTTGACTTAAGAATAAATATTTATTCCGATGATGTAGAAAGGTTCATAACATTTCTCGATGGCGAAGTTAGAACATTAAAAAGAAAAAGAGAACCGTTTTTCACATTATAAATTACAAAGGAGTGTTTAAATGAAATTTAATGAAGCTTTAAAAGAAGTTGGTAAAAGAATGAAAGAGACAGATTCTTCGAGAGGTGCTATTTTATTTAAGAACGCCACTTTCCATTTCTATGAAGAAAATGCCTTTAAAATCGATGTGCTTTTTGGTGGATTTAATGATAAAATGGATGTTGATTCCAAAGATTTTTTTAAGGAGTTCCCGGATATGATCGGCGATGATTGGGAAGAGGATGAAGAAGAAGTCGTGGCATATAAAGATAAATTATTTGTGTATGGTCTCGATGAAAAAGGCGACAACTTCTTTGAACTTTATAATTATAAGGATATGTCCGATGTTGAGTTAGATCTCTAATTTGAAACAATTTCTGATTTTACCTTATAAGACTATTGAGAGGAACATTTAAAACCAAAATTATTATTAGGAGGAATTTTTAATGAGTAATGGAAATGAAGTAATGGACACAAACACACAGATGCCAAGTTTTTTGATGAAGGATGCAGGAATGGGTACAGGCAACATACAGGCCAGTCAAAGAATACCAGAATTAAGAGTCTGTACAAAGATGAGCCGGGTCTTTGAAGACCAGCAAGTTGAGTTAGGACATATTTACAATGTGGATACCGAAGAAGATTTAGGTCCGGAAAGACAGTTGATTGTATTTAAGTACAGAACCAACTTTGTCTGCTCTAACGAAGATAACACTCAAATCTTCTGTAAATCATACGACCAAAAAACAGGACAGGTTAGGGTTTATATTGCAGAAGACTTTGATGAAGAGTTCATCGAAGAAATGCAAATAACCAAAGAAGAAGTCGAGGGCGAAGATGGTATAGTCGAAAGAAGTTGTAAAGGCTGTGAATTCCACCCTTCCAATTGGACACAAGATGAGCAAGGCAATAATATACCGCCGCGCTGCAACAGAAGTCATGAATTCTATGTGCTTGATGTTACTGATGGTTTTGATAAACAGCCATATTTAATCAGAGTTAATGAGACTTCCGGACTTAAGAAAGCTTTTATTAAAGACTGGAACAATTTAATCCAGACCAAAATCAAATTAAATCAAGCTCCAATCTTTGGAGGGGTATTTAAGTTATTTGGTGAACAAGTTGAAAATTCCAGAAAGAAGAAAAATTATATCTTTGGGGTAGAATTCCTCGGGTTCGTTTCTGGAAAACAAAAAGAATTATATGATTTTGCTAAACAAAGTCATATTGAATTCAATAAAAATGAAGAAGAATATAATAAGAATACCGAAGCAGTCGCTTCAGATGGTGATATTGATACCGATGACGATTTTGAAGAAGGTAGCGCATTTGGTGATAATACCGAAGCTGATGATGGTGACAGTGTTTGGCCTGACTAACCTTCCCTTTTAAATAAGGGTTTTGCATATATTAGTCTATAGAAAAATTGTTCTATAGACCCTCTGCAGGTTCAGAGGATCCTTTCTGCCCGGAGGTTTCCTCCGGGTTCTTTCAAAGTTTCCGACTGAAACAAGTCGGGGTTTTTCACACAGGTATAGGTGAAATGCTTATACCATCCTCTCGCGAGGTATATCTCAAACCCGAAGGCTTAGGTTTTCGGGTTTCTTTTTTTAGGAGGTGTTTTTAATTAAATTATTTTCCTGTACCAATAAAGAGTGTAAATCTCACGTACCATACGATGCCAAGACAAATAGAGTTATTACAAGGATTACGTCCGACCATCCAATGTTAGAAGATGGAACTGTTAATCCAGAAAGTGAAGCTGAAGTAGTTAAGATAAGATACATCTGCGGGAGATGTAAAAGTGTAGTTAAAGAAGTACCTTTGACAAAAGTTATGAAAATAAAAATAGAAAAAGTAAATGATGTCTACGCCTACGGGGTTTTCTTTAACAAACTTAGAAAAAAACCATACAAGTTTAACATCGAAAAAGAAACAGGAGAGGTTGAAATTGAAGGGCTCAATCCTTTGAAAGTTGAGGTTGAATATATAAAAGAGGAATACAAGCAAAGTTATATTGACTCAATTACTGCCGAGGTTATTGATTACGAAGAAGATAAACATGGAATCAAAACTTATGAAGTAAACATTAATAATCCTTCACAGAGGACAAATTTAACAATATTTATTAAAGAAAATAAAATGGAGGATTACTACGGCCGAGAGCCAATTAAAATAGAGGTTTCAAAAGCAATATCAAAAGTTAGGGAGGTGCCTTATTAATGGAAATACAAATAATTAAAGCTGAAGATTTCGCAGAAGTGTCAGAAAAACAGGATGTTTTCGCAGAAATCATTGATGTGGATACTGGTAAAGAATTAAACTTTTTAGTCAGATACTTCTTTATTCAGGAGGGTGATATCTATTATAAAACTAAAAAGTTTACAATGGATGGAGATTCAGATATAGAAGAAATCGTTGTATTACACGATGAAGATAGGTTTGGTTTGGCAGGTAAACCCAAAAATGGTGGATACAGAAAATTCTCAGAAAAATTCTCGACAACAGTATATGATATGATCATTTCCTATTTTCCTAATAAAGAAGTGTTCATAGCAGAAAACAGGGGTTAAACCCCTGTTTTATTTTTAGCCCATATTTTTTAGTTTTTGTTTTAACTTCTTAATTGCCTTATCATTCGTCTTGGCTGCAGCACCAAAACCTAAACCGCCACCAGCTAAAGCACCACCAAATGTTCCCATAGCACCGGTCAGTGGATCACCAGCCCATTTATCCGTAGCGATGTGGCCTGCTAAACCTCCTGCTAAAGCTCCACCGGCTGTACCAACAGCTTCCCTAAACCTTCTTTGTTCTGCTTCGTAATCTGGGTCAAGTTCAATTCCTGTGACCTTACCTTTTTTCTTTTCCAAAGTATAATCAGCCGCTTCTTTTAACAAATTTCTTAAAACACTTTTCATCTAATCCCTCCTTAATATGGATTTACTCCGACATCTGGATTCCAACTTGGAATAACATAATAAGTCTTACCTTCATATTCCCGATGTGGCGTAATAACAATGTTTTTCATGCCATCAATAATAACTTCTCTGTCAAATAAATCATCAGCTATTTTCATACTACCAATATATCTTGCTTTAAATTCATCTTCTTTAGTATATACATAATTTTCGTCTACACCTATAATATTATAACTTTTATTAGAATTCATCAACTCTGAAACTATCTTGATGCCGCTATCTAAATAATATTTATCAATTGATTTAGATAGGTAACTATCCTGTCTTATCATATAAAGATAATTTCCAGAGTACATAAAATTACTGACACCCTGGAATGATTTAATCTTAGTCCAGGTATAATCATAGAAGTTTAATACATCCTGCTGCAAGAGAGCGAATTTATCGTTGTCGAACTGATAATCCTTTACATTGTAGAATTCTTTAATGTCTCGATTTTCGTTGATTACAGCTATGTTTTCTCCATTTTTACCCCAAATGACTTCATCTAAAAATAAAGTGCCTGGATTTAAAAACGAGAATTCAGGGAGAGTATAATTTGAGATTATACTCTCTGAATTTGTAAAATAAAGTGGATAAGAAGAAGGTTCAACAGTTGGTTTAAAATCAGACAGATTATAAAAATTAAGATCGGGTGCGTTTTTATTAAAAGTCATAACTGTTGTCTTAGTCTGTATGGTAATAATGCTCTCACTTGATAAATGAGGATTTACTATAGACATCACATAAGTGGGTATCTCAATCAACTTTAGCACCTTCTCTCAACTTCATCTTAATGTATTTATTATCGGAGGGGTGCCAGCGAGGGCCACCCTTCCAGTTATCCATTTTCATTCTAAGTTCTTTGTCCGGACCTTCTATTTCAATATCCTCACCTAAGTTCCAATCCTTGCTTAAGTGAGCATCCGGCATTGCTTTCTGATGTTTAGCTGCGTACTTTAATAGTTTCTTTAATGTTTTCTTATACATTGTCATTCACCTGCCTGTTGGCATTTCTAAACCAGAGTCTAGGTAGTTTAGGGTCTTTATCGTGATTCCACTTACGAGGTAATTTTAATCTGACATGGACTTTAGAAGTTATGTCGTTGTTGCCATATGTTGTATCGTTCCAAATTTCGATTGTTGCTTCTAGATTATCCCGTTCAGGAACTTCTAATGTAGATTCTAAATTATCTCCGTAGACAATTTCCAATGTAGAATAAATTTCAGATATATCTCGAGGTCTTGGGATGATTCTTGCTCTTAAATCATCATACCCATCTCTAGCAACTGAAATACTGGCGTCGAAATTCTCATCATCATATCGTTTGACCGTAATTGTAGATGGAAAACTAGATGCAATAACTATACCTAAGTGACCTGGCATATCCGGTCTTGTTATAGCAATCTTAGTATCAACATCTTTCTGGCTGCTTTGTCTAACAACCATTGTACTATTGATATCATCTCTGAAAGGTACTATGATATCAGCTGGCATATCCGGTCTTGAGATATCAACTTCCGAGTTGATATCCAATTCATCATCCTGTCTAACTGAGATTAAAGAATCTAAGTTATTATGGATATTAGGTGTTATTGTTGCCGGCATGTCCGGTCTTGATGTTGCCAAACTAGAATTTATATCAGATTCGTCGGTTTGTCTTATAGACACAGTCACATCAAGGTCGTTGTGGAAAGGTACTACAACTTCTCCCGGAGTGGTATCTCTGGAGACACTTACTTTAGAATCTAGATCATTGCTCTCAGTCGCTTTTACAGTAACACTGGAATCTAAATTATTATGTATCGTTAGATCCACAGCCGCTGTTACAAAATCTCTTGAGATGGACACATTGGCATCAATTTCACTTTCACCGGTGTTTGCTATATCAATGGTACTTATGATATCTTCTCTTTCTAAGACATACAATTCACCCGGCATAATGGGTTTGTTGATTAGAGTTGTTCCGTTTATTTCGTCTAACCCTTCAGTTCGAACATCAATTGATGAATTGATTTCGCTATCTCCTGGATATTTAACTTCAATTGACGACTCTAAATCCGGGTCAGTCAGAGGGTCAATCTCAATACTACCCTGTAAATCATTGCTATATGGAACAGTTACAGTCGAAACTATATTCTCTGCTCCGTTATAAGCTAAGATATTAGGGTCGTAATATTTAATTTCTAATCTGGGTCTTTCGCTGTAATTGCTATACTCTCTTGAATAATACCTTTTGACGACTTCGTTTAAGCCTTCAAGTAAGATACCGTTATTTTCTAACTCGCCGCTGTGCCACTTTTGAACAAGTTCTGTAATATCTACTTCTTGACCCGTTAACCTACCATAACTTTCAAAACTACTGTCTGGTGCATTCGCCCAGGTAGTATCTTCTTCTCGCCAATCGCTAAGTAATCTTCTGATGTCGATTTCTTGTTCTATATTATTTACTTCGTTTAAAATTAATTTTGCAGAAGATATTATCGAAGCATCAGTTAAGTTAAAGTCAAAACCAATTAGTGTTTTATAATTTTGACCGACACTTAAATTATCTAAATCACCATAACGACTTGTTGGTTTATCCTCATTGATAAATGTATCTTTATTAGCTTCAACCATTTCAGTAAATGTAACCGGAATATCAATACTGGCCGGTATCATACTGGCATGCATAACTTTAATTGTAGCTTCCAGATCGGGTGGCTCTACCGAGTTATAATGAATTTCTGTTGTGTTTTCCTGGACTGCGGCCACATCAAGCGTTGCCGGAAGTGGGGCTTCTCCAATTGGCGCCGGAGTTAAACTAGCTGAAAGTTCAGCACTTCCTGTTGCCACAACATTAATTGTCGATTCAAGTGAATCTGTTGAGCGCAAGTTGATGCTTGCGCTCAAATTATTGTGTTCAGTTACATTAAGGGTTGAATCTAAGTCCGGGTTTTCGTTTGTATTATAACTTATTTCGGTGTCGTTGTTACTTCTTATCTCTATTGTTGCCGGAATCTCATTCATTTATAAACAACCCCTTAATTAGATACTTTGGCGGCTACTTTAAGATAAAATGTTCTATCGCCCACCGAAGCATTTCCTGGGGACACTCTAACATAGACTGTCCGTTTTTCGCCACTTGCCATTGGCCCAATATCGTAAGGTGTTGCCACCGGGCTAAATGGAGTTACTGTACTTAATTCTATTGTATCATCTGGGTTGGTCCCGTCAAAACTAAGTTCTGTCTGGACAGTTCCTAAAGTATTGGTGTTTATTAATTCCAGTTCGAACACTTTGGAAGTGCCACCTAAGACTGTGCCAACTTCTTTAGTCCTTACGATCACGTTCTCCGGTGCTGTATAGAAGTCGTAGTCGACTTCAGTGTCGTCAGATGCTATACCTTCCAGTAAGTAATCAATCTCGAATTCAGGTAAGCCTGATGTTGCCTCCATGGATGAAAAGACGTATTCGTTTGTATCAGTTTCGTCAGCTTTCTTTATCATAATCCCTCTGTTTGGTGTACCGGAGTTCCAACTCTTAACTATATCAGTAATATCCAACTCAACGTATCCTGTGGTGGTTGGATCGACATCTATTGTAATAGGTGTTCCAGTACCAGGCATACCATTCCAGGTTGCTGTCTGGTACCATTCTGATGTGATTGGGGCGATTTCGAGAGTGGAAGTCGCCGGACCAAACATTTCCAATTCACCTAAAATAACACCGGTGTGTCCATTTATGGAAGCAATATTTAACCTATATTTAATATAATATGTTTCATTATTAAAATTAAATGTTTTCTTTATTCCAGTTTCCCAATTGGTTATTCCTGATCTTGTATCCAACACAATCCATTGTGTTCCATCCCAACCTTCAAATGTCCAATCTTTAGGCATCCCTTCAAGAGTAGCGGTGGCGACATAATTGCGAGGGGAAAGGCTGTACCCAGAAATAATTGTTGGACTTGAAAATTCATAAGAAATCCAATCTGCTGTTGAATCACTTCCCCATGCTGAATTAACACCTTCTATGCTATCATTAAATGCTCGCCAGGCCTCGTATCCACTACCGAAAACATTACTCGCACTAACAACACCCTCCGGACTTGTATTACTCGTCATCGTTGGAATTAAATCCTCACTAGGTGCCACCGTTCCCCCTTCTGAATTCAACCTCAATGTCGCCTTGTCGATAACACCCGCCTTGAAGTAATCAGTGTTAAAGTGCATCAAGGCTCGCTGGGTATCATTAACAATAAGCTGCGGCTCGGCATCAAAGAAAGTGTCCGGTGCAGTCGACTTGATTATGTTATCATAATGCCTTGCAATTTCACCGTGGCGCCTTCTGTATTTAGCAAAGCCATATGATGTTGTCTGGCTCAATTCCTCATTGGAAGGGTTATAGGCATCACCAGCATAATTCAACCTCCAGACATCACTTAGCTCGGCTGCGTTATGACCTCCAATCAAGATGAGGTCCTGTCCGAACTTGGTTAAGAGACCACCAGCTCTAGGGTCTGGTGTTGTTGTAAAGGTTTGTTCGGTGAAATCGGTTAAATTGTAAGTGTCTCCATGATAAGTACCCTCTGTTTGTCCTCCAAATACGAAAAGATTAGGTGATAAAATTGGATTTCTGCGACCATTGATATTTAATCCAAGGAATACTGTGTGGTAATATCCCGCAGCGACACCCTGCACCCCGGTTAACCCGATATCAACCGGTGTTGATTTATCTACTGTGGTTCCGTCGCCGAGTTGGCCGTAGGTGTTCTGGCCGACGGTTCTCACGGTGCCGTCGGTCAGCAGGAATACTGTGTGGTAAAATCCTGCAGCAGCATCCTGCACCCCGGTCAACCCAATATCAACCGGTGTTGATTTATCTACTGTGGTTCCGTCGCCGAGCTGGCCGTAGTTGTTCCAGCCGACGGCTCTCACGGTGCCGTCCTGCATCAGGAATATTGTGTGATAATAGCCTCCAGCGACACCCTGCACCCCGGTCAACCCAATATCAACCGGTGTTGATTTATCGACTGTAGTTCCGTCGCCGAGCTGGCCGTTGTTCTGGCCGACGGTTCTTACTGTGCCGTCGGTCATCAGGAATACTGTGTGGTAAACTCCTGCAGCGACACCCTGCACCCCGGTCAACCCAATATCAACCAGTGTTGATTTATTTACTGTGGTTCCGTCGCCGAGCTGGCCGTAGTTGTTCCGGCCGACGGTTCTCACGGTGCCGTCCTGCATCAGGAATACTGTGTGGTAAGCTCCAGCAGCGACACCCTGCACCCCGGTCAACCCGATATCAACCGGTGTTGACTTATCTGTTGTGGTTCCGTCGCCGAGCTGGCCGTAGTTGTTCCGGCCGACTGTTTTAACGGTGCCGTCCTGCATTAAGAATACTATGTGGTTATTTCCTGCAGCGACACCCTGTACCCCGGTCAACCCAATATCAACCGGTGTTGATTTATCTACTGTAGTTCCGTCGCCGAGCTGGCCGTAGAGGTTATAGCCGACGGTTCTAGTCGGTTCGCTTATCCCAGGGAGCCCTGCATCAGCACTAACCTCAACCCAATCGCCATCAAACTTCCAGAAGTCATTCAGTAAACTCCCATCAGCCGCTTCTCCACCATAAAGATAGATTGCGCCGTCGTCTGCTTCAACCATTGCGAAATCTCGCCTGGCTGGTGGTGAAGTTGTTGTACTCACACTGACCCAGTCTGTTCCGGTCCACCTCCAGGTGTCGCCCAAGTAGTTAGTTCCATCAAAACCCCCAAAGACTATATCCCCGGCAAACTCGTGGCCCACTCTAGCTGGCGGGTTAGTAGTCGGTGTTAGCTGGACCCAGCCGGTGTCGGTGAGTTCCCAGGTTTCGTTTACCGGGATATTGTCTCCAAAGTGACCCCCGAAGGCTAGGTTGTTAGAAACAGCCGATTCCAGTGGGGCGGTTCCATTGGTGGGGAAATTAATCGGACTACCCCCACTTTCTTTCCGGGACCAGTTATTAATGAATTCTTTGAGTCCAATATCAACCGGTGTTGATTTATCTACTGTAGTTCCGTCACCGAGCTGGCCGTAGAGGTTATAGCCGACGGTTCTGACGGTGCCGTCTTGCATTAGGAATACTGTGTGGAAATATCCCGCGGCGACACTCTGCACCCCGGTCAACCCGATATCAACCGGTGTTGATTTATCTGCTGTAGTTCCGTCGCCGAGCTGGCCGTAGTCGTTCCGACCGACGGTTCTTACTGTGCCGTCATTCATCAGGAATGCTGTGTAGTAAGCTCCTGCAGCGACACCCTGCACCCCGGTCAACCCAATATCAACCGGTGTTGATTTACCTGCTGTGGTTCCGTCACCTAGCTGGCCGTAGGTGTTCTGGCCGACGGTTCTAACGGTGCCGTCGGTCAGCAGGAATACTGTGTGGTTAGCTCCTCCAGCGACACCCTGCACCCCGGTCAACCCAATATCAACTGGTGTTGATTTATCGGCTGTGGTTCCGTCGCCGAGCTGGCCGTAGTCGTTCCGGCCGACGGTTCTCACGGTGCCGTCGGTCAGCAGGAATACTGTGTGATAAGTTCCAGCAGCGACACCCTGCACCCCGGTCAACCCAATATCAACCGGTGTTTCTTTTTGGGCTGTAGTTCCGTCGCCGAGCTGGCCGTAGAGGTTATAGCCGACGGTTCTGACGGTGCCGTCATCCATCAGGAATACTGTATGGTAATTTCCTGCAGCAACACCCTGCACCCCGGTCAACCCAATATCAACCGGTGTTGATTTATCTACTGTGGTTCCGTCGCCGAGCTGGCCGTAGTTGTTCAGGCCGACGGTTCTAACGGTGCCGTCCTGCATCAGGAATACTGTGTGGTAATATCCTGTAGCAACACCCTGCACCCCGGTCAACCCGATATCAACCGGTGTTGATTTATCTACTGTAGTTCCGTCGCCGAGCTGACCGTAGTCGTTCAGGCCGACGGTTCTAACGGTGCCGTCATTCATCAGGAATACTGTGTGGTTAGCTCCACTTACCTTTTGAACGGAATTCTCTACCGTTCCCAAATACTCCCAGGTCTCATCACCATGATATGTCACTATTCTATCACCTGCATTGTAGCCATCGATAATAGGTTTGGTTGGAGCATTACTTGAGATATCCTGCCAGTCAACATATTCTCCCGATACTGCCACGACGTAGATCTTATAGTAATAGTTAGTGTTGGGTGATAACCCAACATCTAAGTATGACAGCGTATTTTGATCTGTAATCTCTGTTACTAAAACTCCGTTTTCATTAGTCACATTAGAGCTAGTCCCTCTATAGACTTCGTACCGCAAAAAATCTTTTTGCGGATATCTTGTCCAGTTAACCTCCTGAGTAGTTGGTTTCGTCTTAAGAGGAGGTAAGTTGGTAAAGTCTGATAAACTCGAAATTGATAAGGTTGGTTCCATTATACATCACTCCTTGCATCGAATTTGATGAACTCGCCGGCTTGGGCATTATCTGTCTCAATAAGAAGGTCCAGGGGATCTTCTAAGATGTCTGTAACATCGATATACCAGATGGGGTGGTTGTTTACGCCATCCACAATAAACTTACTCCCATCAACCCTCTTAACCTCACTACCAGCTGGCAGAGTATTGTAAGTTACTGTGTCACCATTCCAGCCTGACACCTTCTTAAAGACTAAGTCGAAGACTCCGTTGTAGTCGACAACATCTAATGCGAGGAATGCCTTGTCGCCTACCTGTGGTACGTTCTCGAAGCGGACTAGAGACTTTTCTGTCTGGGAGACGTTTAGGGTTTGGAGGGGCTGGGTGCCCCCAATATTTATTGTTATCGGTGTTGATTTGTCTACTGTGGTTCCGTCGCCGAGCTGGCCGAAGTTGTTATAGCCGACGGTTCTGACGGTGCCGTCATCCATCAGGAATACTGTGTGGCTATTACCTGCAGCAGCACTTTGAACTCCACTCAGGATATCAACCGGTGTTGATTTATCTACTGTGGTTCCGTCGCCGAGCTGACCGTAGATGTTCCAGCCGACGGTCTTGACGGTGCCGTCCTGCATCAGGAATACTGTGTGGTTATCTCCTGCAGTGACACCCTGCGCCCCGGTCAGGATATCAACCGGTGTTGATTTATTAACTTCGGTTCCATCTCCGAGCTGGCCGTAGATGTTCCAGCCGACGGTCTTGACGGTGCCGTCCATCAGGAATACTGTGTGATAAGCTCCTCCAGCGACACCCTGCACCCCGGTCAACCCAATATCAACCGGTGTTGATTTACTTGTTGTAGTTCCATCGCCGAGCTGGCCGAAGTTGTTATAGCCGACGGTTCTGACGGTGCCGTCATCCATCAGGAATACTGTGTGGCTATTACCTGCAGCAGCACTTTGAACTCCACTCAGGATATCAACTGGTGTGGATTTATCAACTGTGGTTCCATCTCCGAGCTGGCCGTAGTTGTTCCGGCCGACGGTCTTGACGGTGCCGTCCTGCATCAGGAATATTGTGTGATAATCTCCTGCAGCAACACCCTGCACACCGGTCAACCCAATATCAACCGGTGTTGATTTATCGACTGTGGTTCCGTCGCCGAGCTGACCGTAGTCGTTCCGGCCGACGGTTCTTACGGTGCCATCGGTCATCAGGAATACTGTGTGGTTAGCTCCTGCAGCAACACCCTGCACACCGGTCAACCCAATATCAACCGGTGTTGATTTATCTACTGTGGTTCCGTCGCCGAGCTGGCCGTAGGCGTTCTGACCGACGGCTCTAACGGTGCCGTCCTGCATCAGGAATACTGTGTGGTAATATCCGCTTGCCTTTTGGGCGTAATTGCTAATCTCATAAAAATTAGTATCCGGCTTTCCACTATCAACCCTTGCAACTCCAGCTGCATTGTAATCGGCTTTAATAGTCGTGTTTGGGTCAATGACAACTGGCAGCTTTGCTTCCTTGAGCCAGTTTAGCGGTACTCTTGAGATAAGATACCACTCACCATCTTTTTTGAGTTCATACTCACCAACGATTTGGTTGCTTCTATTATCTTGTTCAAAGGTTAGAAGTTTCGGGATTGTATAGACATGCTGCCCTCTGGTGTTTCTAACTTCGATTTCTCTGATGCCTTTGGTGTTACCTTCAACTTTCTTACCATCAGCAACCAAAGAACCATCAAACTTGATTACATCAACGAATTCTAAATAAACTTCGCCGGTTAGTGTTGTCTCTGGCAGTTCCTTTAAGATAAGGTTATCTTTAATATCGTCTGCTCTGACGATAAACTCATCGTCGACTCCAGGAAATTCATTTAGATAATTGATTGTATTCTCTTTAATACTAACTTCGCTCGGCTGCACCTCGGAAATTAGTTCTGTATCGGTGCCGTTGCTGAATCTCATTGAGACCGGGGAATATGTTAGGCTCCCTCTATCTGTATCCAATTGAACAACTTCTTTTTCTCTGGGATCTTCTTTAAAATAAGTTTTGATGGCGTTGTCTTCAACAAAATAACCATCACCTGTTTTAATATTTAAATCTATTTCAAGCCACTTGCCATTTTCTTTATAGTGTTTTGGTTTGGAGAATGTTTTTGTTTCAAACTCTCCGTCGCCAATATCAAATGTCTTTGTATATTTCGTTCTTTTATCTTTAACTTCCAAGTTATTCACCTCCGGAATTTATAGACCAATTTACCTTCTGAAATGTTGCCGTTAACCTCATTAAATGGGGCATGATAAGACTTCGGCTCACCATCAATAAAAAGTACCAGTTCACCATTTAACTCTTTATCCGACCTCAAAAAGATTGTAATGTAGGGGTTCTTATCCTTTTGTGGCACTGTTGCTATCAACTTTAAATTAAACTTAGCCACTTCACTATCGATTTCAGTTTTATAACCAAAGTTATAAGCATCAATCACTGTGCCGGCAACTCTCTTACTGCCTTCCATTACAATGTCGTTGTGAGCATCTTTGTACTGAATTAAATCATTATAGATTGTATCATCACGAGCAGTTAACTTATATAATGTATCATCAACTTTATATCCTAAGTGGAACTTAGTTGCAGCTATATTAAAACTACCGTCCTCAACTTCATAAAAATCTTCACCAATAAAAAACCTCACCAACCTGTCCTGTTCTATATCATAAAAACTATTTTCTTTGTCACCTTCAAATTCTTTTAAGTGTCCTTCATCATATTCTGCTATCCACATTTTATCCCTCCTATAATATAAAAAAAGACCGCTAAGTCTCTCGACTCGACGGTCTTTTAAGATCGTGAGCCAAGCATTGCATTGCTCGACCTCCTTTATTTAGACATATTGATATGAAACTCTAAGCAAGAAGTTGATTGTACCTGCTGTTGCATTTGATGGAACGTTAGCATGGAATGTTGCTGTAGCATAATTATCTCCTGCTGCAACATCACCACTGTTAGCCGCTCCTGCGATTGTCTGATTTCCGGTAGTATTTGTGTCTCCAGCTTCGATTGGTTTAGTTGTGGTTCCACCAATTGGTGTGAAAGATACCTCTCCCATGGAATCTACCTGTGTTTCAATCCAGGTACCTGTAACTAAGTCACCGGTATCTCCACCTGCATTATCCTTAGTGGTTACTGTACAATTAGTCATATCAGAAACTGCTGTTGCGCCACCTCTGTTGTTCCAGATTAAAAATTGTTTATCGGCTGAAACAGAACCGGCATCAACCACTCCTAAATCCCAACTTGTCTCCTGTACTGCATTTGCTGAATCATACCAACTTACTATTGGTGCTGGCATTTAAATTCCTCCTTTTATTATATTTCAATTCCCCTTATTCTTGCATGTTCAAAGTTTATTGGGGAATCAGAATCGTTTGTGACATTTAAATAAAGTGTTTTTGACTCCTGTGAATCTATGTAAATTGTGTTAATCACATCATAACAATAACTTAGATTACTCTGGGCGAGGTATTCAATAACCCCAGAAGGGCCATCTTTAATAGTTACTGTATATGGTAACTCCTCTACGGTTTTGAAATTAACCGACCTTAATATACCTGTATCTACAAAATCAATCTGGACATCTCTGCTTTCGCCAGCTGATAAAGTATCCAACGCGTAATCTGTTTTAACGTCTACGTTGATTATTTCATCAGCGCTCATTGAACCTTCAGCATTGCTGGAAAGCATTAGAGCAAGTAATGTATCCAGTTTAGCTTTAATTTCCTGCATTTATTTCACCTCTTTTACTAATTCTTGTTCAATCGATGTAGCAAAAGTTGGAAAATCAACATCTTCATATTTATAGGTATAAACCTGCCAATCAATATGAATTTCGGCGTTCCTTTTTTCGACATCATTTTCAAACGCTATGGAAACAGTTTTTGGTTGACCTACTGAACCGGTAACATAATTTATTCCATCGATGTCACTTTCTTTTACGGGTTCTCTTTGAATTATCTGGTCTGTTTGAGACCCTGGAGTAAAAAATCTCGAAAAATCAAACATTTAAACACCTCTTTTCAATAATATTTTACCACGAAAAGATATCATAGTGCAAATATGATATAATAAATGATATAAGGACAATGAAAGGAGGAAACAAAATGATTAGACAACCTGTTCAATCCTCAAACATTAACTCTGTTGGTTTTGATTCAGACGATAACACATTACAAATTAAATTTAACTCCGGTGGTATTTATAATTATTATAATGTACCCAAAAGAGTTTATACCACAATGCTTGCTGCACCATCTAAAGGCAAATACTTCCATAAAAATATTAAAGGCAAGTATAAGTTTACAGAAGTAATCTAAAAAAGAAGGGGCGAAAGCCCCACTTTTTTAGTATTTATTCTCACTCTCCCCAAACGTTGCCCCATGAGCGAACGCCGGAATCGGATTGTTGGTATCTTTAAATTTAGAAGATGATCCCTGTGCCGCACTTTCAGCAAACTGTCGCGGAATATCTCCTACATTCATCTTAGACATCCAATCTTCTCTATAATATGGAAGCTGATTGATACCTTTTAATTCTGGTGAATGAGATATCTTTTTGTGTTTAATCTTAACTTTCCTATTACCTGCATTTTTAATTTTATCTACCATTTTTGCGGTTAAGACTGATCCTTCGGAACACCCCGCCACACTTTCGGCTAGAGTCTTTCCAATAGCATCTTCAATTTCAACCGACATCGAGTCTTTTCTGTTGATAGCTTCAACCTTATTTAAAGGAGCGTATTGTCCTTCCATAAAGAATGAATCGCCAGGGTCATTAATCTTAGTTAAGTTAGTAACCTTCTGGACAACAGTTTCTATGGTTGGCTTATGAATATCGTTACCATAAGTTTCAGAGAGTTCGTCGGTTAAGTAATCTCTTACTGAATCCAACCCTTTAAGTTTCATAAGCTCCTGCGGTTTAACTACACCGGAGGATATCTTATCCCCTTTTTTAACACTGTCTCCTTTTTTAACTGTCACTTTTCTTTTGTTCGGCACAAAATGTTTAGTACCATTGATAAAGACTTCTTTACCGGTTGCGGTATCATTAATCTTATTAACTACACCATTCTTAGTGGCTAAGGTAGCTTTTCCTTTAAGGGTTTTTGGCATATGGAATAGTTGATCCAACCGTTCCATACCTTGAGCTTTCCCTTCTTCATTACTCATAACACCACCGGAATGAAAAGCGTTCATGGTCATCTGGGTTGTTGGTTCAGTCATTGCTTCACCGGCTATAATACCAATGTTATCTCCAATCTCTGGCTGCTGGCCGTCAACGAATGCTCCGTAACACTTAGAACATAAACCTTCTTCTGCTTCACATTTAAGTGGAGTTCTCACCTTAACCTGGTCTACTCCAATTTTTTTCAACTCTTTTAACAATTTGAAATTAAGAAGGTCATTTTTATTGGCAACTATCTTACCACCATTTCTCACTGATTCGGCTAAGAATCTATTCTTGGCATCTTTGTCATAAATTTTCATGACCTTACCTCTGCTGGTGCCGCAGTCTTTTTCAGTAACTAGGTGATCTAAAGTATTATTAATTAATTCCTTATTAAACGCACCCGGTTCGGCTGTAGACTTAGCTCTATCAATCATACCTTTACGAGCACCATACATTGTAGTCCAATAATCAGCTGTATCAATACCTTCACCATATGATTTAGTTACAGGCACTGGTACGATTTCGTTTTTATTGTCAGCTAGAATACCCGGACCACCTAAAATCTGTCTTACATTGTGTTCGTTACCACGAGCACCTGAACGCTGCATTACTACAAAGGCGTTGTCTGGGTTGTCATCGGTGATTTGTTTATAGACTTTCTTTTCAGCTTCATTCATTATCTTGGCGATTTCTTTTTGAGCCTGTTCTTTGGGTTTCTTTCTCGCTTTCTCTACTTTCTTTTTGGCTGCGTCATAGATTTTATCTTTTTTCTTTTTATCGATATCCAAATCAGAGATACCTACAGTAAAACCTCGCTTATAGACATGTTCGTTACCTAAGTTCTTGAGTTCGTTTGCAATATCAGCTAGCTTGGAGTTATCAAATTCTTCATCTTCGCCGAGTTCAACAAACATATTCTTTAGATAACCCTTGTCTATGGCTTCGTCGTATTTGCGATATTCTTTCGGTAATACCTGGTTAACAATAATCTTACCAATCGTAATTATATCACCATTAACTTTGATAGGATCTTCTTTGGACCATTTTTCTTTGTTCTTTTTAGCTTCACGATACGCCTTTAGAGCTTCTGACTTAGATGAATACTCTCCTTTAAGTTCCTTCTTGTCCGGGTTTTTGGTTAGATAATACAATCCTAGAATCTGTTCGTGTCCGGGAGTGTACATAAAGTTATTATGGCCCGGTCTGAATAAGTTTTTAGAAGGTAGCATTTTTTCTAAGGCTTCTTCTTTGGCTTCTTTGGATACAGGTACGTGTACTGCCATGGTGTCATATACAACAAGACCACTGGCTAAAGTAAATGTCCAGACGTCGGGGACTGTTATATCATAAGCAGTTGTTTCTTTGGTGTATTCCTCTATTTTAGTTATTCTGGCCCACTCGACATTGGGATCTTCTACTATTTCTTTCCACTTTTTCAGAAGACCTTCTTCGAAGAATTCATCGCCGAGTTTTTTAATTGCTCTCTTAGCGACTAATCTTGAAGTATAACCTCTTTTCATAGTGTTTGAAATAGGTGCGTAAATTTTTCTTTCTTTAGAACCTACCGCACTTCTTATTTTTTGTCCCAATTCTTTAGGTAATGGTACGATATCGTATCTAGATGAAGCAACTGGGTCGGTCTCAATTTCGTTAAGTAATTCCTTTTTGTAAGTTATTTCTAAAGGAATTTCATCTTTTATCTTCTCTAAATCCACTGTTGAAATAGAAACGTTTAAGTATTCTTTGTTATTCTTCTCATAATAACTGACTCCACTACCAACCCCTAAAGATTTTAATAACAGTTGTATTTGTTTACCTAATTCTCTAGATTTAGTATGATAAGAAGATTGTATCTGAGATTTATTTTTAGATTTAGCTTTTACTTTAGTTACTGTACCATCAGTATCTAATAATCCTGCTAAAAGCCCCAATCTAAACTCTCTTGAAGTATTTATAAACCACGAAGGTAAGTGTTTATTTTCTGCTCCGTGACCAAATAAATCGCAGAATAATTTAGATAAGTGCCTTTCATGACAAACCATTTTTTGAGAAAAACTATTATGACCGTCATAATCATGTGGGTTTTCTATTATACCGAAATGAATAGGCTCATTAACCCACTTTGATATAGTATTTTTAACTTTAGTTAATAGTTCATCATCAGAATTGCATATGGTTAACTGGGATGGTCTCTTTTTATTGTTCCAACCGGTCCAACCATCACCAATGTAACAACCAAAAGTATATCCTGTTTCTTGGTTCAATTTAATTTTATCTTTCATTCTGACGTTTTTAGAAGCTACTTTGTATAGACCCTTCTTTATATTAAGTTCTTCAATTGGATTTTCTGGCTCCTGTATTTTAGTAACCACCGGCATAATATTACCAACATCACCAACCGTTTTCTTTACTTCGAGATCATCAGTTATATGTGTCAGTGAATGGTCGTCGGAAATTAAGTATTCATTCCTTTTACTTGTCTTAACTTTCCTCATTTTTAAATTCTTATGGATGTGGAATTTACTTACAGGTTTCCAAACTTTATTACCGTTCTCATCCATAGATAATACAGTAATTCCTTCGGGAACATCATAAATTTCTTTGTTATCTTTTACCTTTTTACTTTCTTCGATTCTTGGGAACTTCTCTAAATCAACTGTTCCAGTCAAATAATTACCTTGGGCTATCACTTCACCAATATGTCCTGCCATTTTGTTTTCCTCCCCTTTATGATCTACATACATCATATCATTTGGGAGTGCTTTTGTCAATGCGGAATTACCGGTATCTTTTACCCCGTAAATCCCGACATCTAGGCAACTGTCACCATCAAAATCAGCATTAAAACCACCTGTAACCAGTGAAGGTAACTGAATTGACTTACCTTCAATCAACTTCGGCTTGAAAGCCATCGTAGAGAACTTATGAAGTGAAGGTGCCCTATTTAATATAACCGGCGTTTCCTCGGCAACTTCTTTTAACATTTTCTTTGCGGTTTCACTTCGTTTCTCCCAGTGTTCATCTCTGGCTTCGGCTCCTGGTATAGCTGCTTCCTGTGTTAGTTTACGAATTATCTGCGGTTTAAAGATATTCCAAGCCATTTCCTCTGGTAGGCCTATTGTATCGATATCTAAGTCCGGCCCAGCCACAATAATACTTCTACCGGTCAAGTCCTGACGTTTCCTCATGACTCTGTTTTGGAAGAAAGCATTTTTAGGCTGTGTTCCGGAAGTACCACCAATTTCTCTTAGGATACCCTTCTTACCTCGCCTTACGGCATCATTGGTGATAGGGTCTGATAAACCCTGTACCGCTTCCATCGACTTAAAGAGTTCCTTTCTCATATCCCCAATTTCCTTCTCATTAAGCAATCCTAATTCTTTATCTTGTTTCAGGGCTTTATTAACAAGGATGGTATGCTTATAGAGTTCATTGATATCGGAAACATTTAAGCTGCCATTCGGTAATTCATACACTGGTCTGAACTTTGGCGGAAGTATCGGCATTTTAGTCAGAACATAATCTTCTGGTCTTTTATCCGTTTTCTTTAATGCTTTAAGATATCTTATTCTTTTGTGCAGCCTATCTTTTTTTGGAGCTGACTTTGTTTTTTTCGCTTCTTCTTTGGCTTCTTTAATTGCTTCATCAATATCTACTTGAGATAAAGCATCTTTAATTGCTTCACCACCGGTTTTTCCATTTAACTTCTCATCACCTGCTAAGACATTGTTAAATTTTTTGTTGGTGATGCCCAGAATGGAAACTATAGCGTTTTTAAAGACGGGATTAGGTATTGGTTCCTCTAAATTAATATGTGACCATTTACCCTTATCCTCGGTGTCTAAACCACCGGTAATATCCGGATCAAAGAGTCCACCTTTTTCTTCTTTTAAGTCTTTAGCTCTTACAATAGTAGCATCATTAATCTCACCTGCTGACATTTCCTCAATGTCCTTATCGGTCATTGCCATCAGTTGATAATGTTTTTCGCCTTTTTTGACATTAACCCCGAGACCTTTTAATTCATCAATAAACTTATCGAATACAAATGGCGTCTCAAGCTTAGGTAAAGGTGCACCCACCTGGAAACTACGCCAGAATTCATCATTGCGTTGACCCTTAAGTGTAGACATTTCTTTGAGGTTGTGTTTGGCACCGTGAGCAAGAAGTGTATAATTAGTCAAAATATCCATTGACTGTCCTGATGATTTACCACCTTGTATTGGCTGTTCGTTTTCATCATATCCTTCACCGACACCTCTGGCTGAGAATTTCTTTTTAGTTTGATGTTTAAGTTTTAAGAAATACTGTTTACCGGTAAAAATCGGATTTTCTAATTCCCCTTCGGTAGGGTCGATTATCTTTTCCTTTTCACTTAAACCGTGCTTTTTTAAGTCTTTTTTAATTTTATCCAAATAATCTTCACCAGAGAAATTATTAATTTTATATGGCTTACCAGTTTTATCTGCAATTTTACCTGCTGCAGTTTCAAGTAACTGGCTCGGGTTCATTCTCGAAGGCACCGTATGAGGGTTCAAGATTATTTCAACCGGTTTACCATCTTCATTGTGTGGTGCCTCGTTATCTGGAATAATCTTAGAGATAGTACCTTTATTCCCATAGCGACCTACTATTTTATCTCCTTCTTTTGCTTTTTCTTCAGTTTCTACAATAATTTTAATCAGATTACCATTACGGACAACCTCATTAACTTCACCTTCGTTCTCATTATCCCACTCAATCGTAAAAGGAGCCTGATCGGGAGCTAAGTTTTTGTGAATATTCTTTAAAAGGTAATCTGTTTCAGTTAAGTTTTTCTTTCGCAAGGCAACGAGTAACTTATCACCTTTTTTGACTAACGCTCCTTTTTTAATTACACCTTCATCGTCCATTTTTTGGGCATTATCTGTTTTAAGTTCTCTAGGAAAAATTATATTAAATCTTTCTTTATCCATTGTCGTATTGGTATCTTTTTCAAACTCGAAGGTATATAAATGTTCTGACCTCATCTTTTCGGCTGCACTATCTGAAATTACAAGTCCATCTTCAAATGTGTAGCCTTTATATGGCATAAAGGCTACATTCAAATTAGTACCTAATGCCATTGTTCCATCTTTAGTAAAGTTTGAATCAGCTAAGAGTTCGCCTTTTTGAACTTTATCCCCCACTTCGACTTTAATTTCATGTGTAACCATTGAGGACCCACCAAGTGGAAACTTATCGTAAGTATCTATTTCTATTTCATCCCCGTTAGATTTTTTAATGGTTAGTGGATCTGTTGAAGTAATTTCACCAGCAACAGGGGCTTTAATGGCATTGTTATTGCCGAGAGACTCCTCAAAGGTGGAACCGTCTTCTGTTACTGCTGACTGTACCAGAGGGGCTTCTCTGTTCTTTAAAGATAATGCCTGTTCCTGCATCTTACCACCCATCATTGCTCTGTTACCCTGAGTGTTTTGCAAAAATGGAATAAGGTTAGTTGTGTGGTCAAACATACTCTTATCAGAGAGTAGTATATAATCTACTTTAGAAGAGTCAACCTCATTAACTTCCTTTTTATCCATTACCTTAACCGTTTTATTTTTAAACTTCTTTTTCTTTTTATCATACTGGTCCGGAAAGGCAACAGTTGATTCACTCATTTGTTTTGGTGATATCTTTTCGACTTCTTTGGTTTTGGCATTGATTACCCTGGTCTTTAATTCTCCATCCTCAATGTCAGTAGCGACACCAAGATGAAGGTTAGCACCAATCTTTTGTGACTCTGGTGTATGTACTGGATCTAAGAACCCAAATTGAGAAGGATTAATATTAATCATATCATCAGATAATTGGTTGGGGGAACTTATTCCACCCTCGCCCATGATAGTTACTTTTCTGTAATTACCTAACGCCGCCAATGGGTTGGTTATTTCAGTAGCTGCAGTAATATCGGAAGATGTGAAAAAAGATTTAATCGGTTCATTAAACAAATTAGGAGAAACTATCTTTTTAATTTCTTCGTGATTATCTACATTGTATTCTACATTTCTTTTTATTTTATCTACCGACTTATCAATTCTCTCTGACAGATGATCCTCAACTGACATAAATTTCTTAAACACTAAAGAATCTCTGTCATCTTCTTCCTCTTTATTCTGCATTACTTTTATAAGTTTTTGAGCAGCATGTAATATTAAATCAGCATTCACTCTTTCAAAACTCTTACCTAAAGTAATTTCTGTGGTCTCTTTATCCATTTCAGCTTCATTGAAATATGTTTTTATATCTTCTTTTGCTTTATCTAAATTGGTGTGATCTGAATAAACTATCTTTTTGGCGAAGTTCTTGACAGCTTTCTTTGTCCTGTGTTCTTTTTCCCGTCTATTCGTGTCGAGGATCTCTTTCCCAAGGAATTGTTCCATATAACTATCTTTGATACCCATACCTTTTAAGAAGGCATATAAGGATATATTAGAACTCCTGGCGGAAATGTATAATATTTGATCTTCGGGGTCCATCTTGATTTTGAACCCTGGTTTGTTACCAACATTGATTTGAGTCTGTAATTCGCCGTTGTTAGCAAACTTTGTGTATACTCCAGCTTTTAACCGCAGCTGATTTGATGCTTGATATTCATTACCATCAACAAGATAAGTGTATCTCTGGGTTAGTGCTGGAAGTCTCATTATCTTAACTGTCTTATCATCAATTTTTTCACCAGTTAGATTATCCCAAAGTGTTAAATGGGCTCTGACTGGAAGAGTTAGACTTCTATTTTTAAGTTTTATTTCCTTTTGTTTCTTTAGAGAATGCAAAGCTTTGGTAGAACCAAACTTTAATTCCTCTAATTTAAGGGTATGTTTTTTACCTTTGACCGGAAATATCTTAGCAACAGACTGGTCTAATTTCTCTTCAATTTTATTTGTTATCTTTTGTATCTCTTCTTCTGGAAACATTTCAAACCTCCTTTGAAATAACTTCTTATTTTGCATTATAAGAATAGCGTAGGGAAACCTACCTATACTTAATTATATCTTAAAAAAGGAGGCAAAACAAATGGAAATAAAAGTGAATAAAATATTAGGTAAAGAAAGATTCGAAAATAGAAACGAATTAAATCAAATGGAAATGATAGGTATTCAAAACTTTTTCAACGGTGAGTTGGCAAGAGGTAATCTTATTTATACTGATAACTACCTCTACCCAGAACAGGTAGCTAAAATTAAAGGTCACGAGATAATCAATCTATTTATGTACAGGGATTCTTTGTACGTAACTGCAATTGATGTCGAGACTGAAGAAGAGATATATTATAAAATGAATTAGGAGGATACCAATGAAAGTAACTAAAATTGATTTCAAAAAAGGGAAGGAACTTTACACCAATAGAGATGAAGTTGGTCCACCGTTTACTGATGAAGTAAAAGAGTTAGTATTTTTTGATTATTTAACCCCTGACGTCGCCGATAAAATATTTACTCATTTACATGTTCACAATAACTTCCTTTGTGGTGCTGCTCATTATGTGAAGTTTCACGGTAATGTTTTAAAGAAAGCGTTCAAAAAAGATGACATAATATATTTTCTAACCGGTGACAAGAACAATCCTTACCAAAATATCTTTTTCAAAGTGGAGGAATAAAAATGAATATTATGAGAGCCAGAACAAAAATTCCAAAGGATATATTTAAAGAAGGAGACTGGGTATATGGATATTATTTCGAAGATGTTGATAACCATTATATAAAAGTCCCTTATGGCGACGAAAACGGAGAAGGTCCTATCGTTAAAACAGTTGATGTAATTATTGACCCAGATACTTTAGGAAAATGCACCGGCATTAAAGGTTACAAAGGGAGATTAATTTTCGAAGGTCATATGATAGCCGGCCATGTTGATTTGAGAAAATACGAAGAAAAAATTGTTCCAAGAATATTGGATTTAAAATCGGAAAAAGTGGAAAGCGCCGTCGTAGAAGGCATAGTAAGGTATGATGATGAACTTAAAGCATTTATGTTTGATAGCAGCGCAAAACCGAGATTTCTCTGGGAGGTAAAACAACCTATAACTATTATCGCTGACGACCCTAACTCGGCTATCCCCGACGATGACCTTTTTTAATGTTTAAAATAATGATATAATAAAAGAGGGTGATATAAAATGAATTTCGATTTAGGTTTAATAGATAAAGATAATCTTTCTGAAGAAGAAAAGAAAAACTTAACACCTTATCAACAGGTAGAAGCAGCTAAAGATATTTATGGTTGGCCTTTCAAAAGATTAAGAGGAATAGATAAATTAGTTGCTTTATTCAAAAAATATTTTTTGACGACTTTTGGTAGTGATGATTTAGACCCGGAATATGGTTCTTATGTGAAACAAATGATTGGTAGATCATACAGCAATCTAGAAGAAATAGCTGATGATTTACAAAATGAAGTAGAAAGAGTTGAAGAACAAATACTTAGAGTTCAAACCGAAAGTTTTTTCGAAATACCAGCTGCTGAAAGATTAAAAGCGATAGAGTTGGAATCAATTTATGAAGATAATAGTTCTTCAATGTGGAGAGTTAATGCTAGATATAAATTAATTAACTTCGAGGGGGATGAATATGAAGGAGAGTTACTTCCAACAGAAAGTTAAAGATGCTTTTACTAGGGATGGTTTTATGGTATTAAATTTATCAGATAGTTTTACAGGAGGTATCCCTGATACATACCTTTTAAAAGATGGTATTAGTTATTGGCTCGAACTAAAAGTAACTAACAAAAAACCAGGTCAGATAGTTCACTTAGATGATAGAAAAGCATCCGGCCGAGGTTTTACCAGAGAACAGGCGTTGAAGTTATATCAGTTAAAAAAGAAAGGGGCGCAAGCTCATGGTGTTATTTATTTAGCACATGATAAAGTTGCTCTAAAGATACCACCAGAAAGAATGGAAGAGTCGCATCAATATGAAGATCTAATAAAAGAATTTGAAGAATTTATCATTTAACGCCCTATTAGGGCGTTTTTTATTGGAGGTGTATATGTTATTTTTTGAATGTGATTGTGGGTATAAGGGCAAAGCGGTATTTAATGATGAGATTAGTGGCTGCCCTAATTGTGGAAAGTCAGTTAAAAAGTTAAAAATAATATTTCAAAGGAGTGGTAAAAGTGACTAACATCATAGAACTAGAAGTAGGTAAACATTTTATAACAGACACAGATAAAGGTGTTATCTTTATGAAAGCGAACTCTGAATTTAGTGTAGATATGAATAATCTTGAATATCCAGGAGGCTTTGTTTCTAACAATAAATTTAAAGGGTTGGAAATTGAAGAGGTATATATTGAATACGCAGAAAGAGAAGTTAACGCCAGAACTTACTTTGATAGAATGAAAGACGGTGCCTTCTTTAAATTTTATCGAAAAGGCGCTCTTTATAAAAAACTGCAAAAAGATCTCGTTTTAAACGTAAAAAGCGGAAAAACTTTCAGAAAGAATAAAGACGGGATAGACTTTGAATATGCAAACGGTGTAGAGGTCGAAGTCAAGAAAATGAAACCAGGGGAAATACCAGTGAAGTTTGAAGAAATAATCATAGGTGACGTCTTTGGATTCCACGATAACGTATTCATTAGAGTTGAAGGGAATAAAGTTATTTCCCCTTATAGCAGCTTTGAAATGTCGAGCGATTTTAATTCCGATACAGAAGTAATTAAATATGAAAAAGCCGAACTGGAAAATTATAGTATTGAGGATATTAACTTTATCAAGTTAGAACCCGGAGATATATTCACGCTAAAGCAAAGTTCCGGTAAGATAATAAAAGGACAGGATAAGTATTACTTCTTTGAAACCGGCGAAGTTATTGACTTAAAAAGAATAGAACCTGTAAGTGTTGACTTGTTAGAGAACCCCGATATAGTAGCTTATAAGTAATTTTTTTATTTTAAGGTCCACCAATAGGAGGTAATAAAATGAACATTGATTTAGAGATGAAAAGAGTAAAGAATTTCAAGGCTGGTGATTTTTTATCGATAGATGGTGATTATTATATCAAAATGAAAAACATCATAATGAACGATGAAATAGTTCCTGTATATGGTTATAAGCAAATGCTTAAGAATGCCAAAGCTCAAAAGGTAACTTATGATATAATTGATTCTAAAAAGATTGAATATCATGAATTAATGATTGGCGACATTTTTAAGATAAACAAAATGTCAAAAACACTATATAAATGTTTCGATAATTCATTTTTGAATTTAAGGTCCATGAAATACCATAAACTAAAAGAAATTAATTTGGGTGATGTGTTTAAAGTAAAGTTAAAATTTAAAGAAGCCGAACAAAAATTGTCTAAAATAAGATATTTAGATGGTGGTAGTATATTTATATGCGATGAGAAAAAGTGTATAGTGGCAAAAAAAGGTGCCAGAACTAAATATGTTGACTTGTTGACTGGTATGAATTTAAATATAGACGCAAGTTCCCCTGTAAGAGATATCACAGATGAGGTCAAAATAACTTTCAATACAAGTTGTAGAAAAAAATACGAAGAATTAAATCCTGGCATGGTCTTTGAATTAATCGGCGGAGAAGGCTTATTTATGAAAAAACCTCATGATATCTTAAATTTAAATACCGGCCGTATTATTTCTGATGAAGATTTACCTTTATATGAAATAATCTATGTAAATGCCAAACTAAAAGGGGAGATAAAATGAAAGCACATTTTTACTGCACCAGTTATAATAATTTAAGAATTAAAACTGATATAGAATTCGAAGTGCCCTATGGATATAATCAATATGTTAGAAAAAACAATGATAAAACTTATCCATATACCATTACCAATTACAATGCTTTTTTAGAGTTAATCGATATCAATGGTATCGAAGAAAAGGGAATAGAATTATACGGACTCAAAGAATTTTACGGTCACGAAGATAACTTTGGCAAATTGAACAAAGACTTTCTTTCTAACTGGAATAAATTTAAACCGCTCAAAAGATATACTTTAAATAAAACCCATGGTAGAAATAGGTTTGGGGCGTATATGTTCATTTGGGAGAGTGTCTTAATGATGTATGACGGTGGCTTTTATTTCGACAACATCACTCCAGAGGAATTAAAAGTTATCATAAAAAGCACCGACGGTGTCGTCAAAGAAAAGGCTCAAAAACTATTTGATGTCTTAGAAATGGATAAAGAAGAAATTCAAGAAGCGAGAGATACTGTAATTTTCTATGAGAAAAGGATGCAGTATATTGTAGATGATCACAGAGAAGAAATACTAAATGAATTTGATGGCAAATTGTACGATTATGATGGGGATAAAATAATGCCGTATGATATTAAAACAGGTTTAGATTGCGGTTTCTTACACGCTTATTCTGAGAACAAATTATATAATGAAGCCAAAGAAATAGTTGTTCTTTATGACGATGAAGCCGATTGGATGAATTTGAGATTGCCTTATTCGCCACAGTCAGTAACTTTAAAGAAAAAAGTTTTTGGGAAAGTTAAAGAAGTCGTCAATGATTTCATTGGTGAGGAATTGTATTGTAAAACAGTATTAGACTAGGAGGGTTATGATGACAGGGATGGAAGCGTTGGAAAAGTATTATTATACTAAAGAAGAGAAATACTTTGAATATGGGATCGAAGATACCATGGATATTATAATGAATAAATTGAAACAATATAACATTTACACCAGGGTAGAAGAATTTGTTCAAGAAGTTAAATTGAAAGTTTGGAAAGCGTTTACTTTTAATTATGATCCAAGCAGATCGGGAGTCTATACTTTCTTTGTTAATGTTTGTGACAATGCGATAGTTCAATATTTAAAGAGAATAAATAGATTCAAAAGGGTGGCTCTTTTGGAAGCTGTATCTTTAAATGAAACCATAGATGATGAAACCGAAACAGAGTTTATTGAATTGCTCCAGGAAGACGAAGACCTTGAATATAAGGTTGTTAATTCAATTGAGTACGAAAGGTTAAAAAAGGTTTTCGTTTCGATGCTCACCCCAATGGAGAAAGATATATTCGAAATCCTAATTGAGGATCACAACAGCCAGGCAGATTATAAATTAATTATGGAAGAGACTGGTTATAGAGCAAAACAGATAGATAACGCTTTGTGGAGAATCAGAAAAAAAGCCGAGAACGCAACGTTCTTAAAGGATTGAAATTGTGAAATTTTGGTACTGTTTCTTGTATAAGTATAGTGAAGGGAAGAAAATATCCCTCAAAAAATCTATTAAATAGGAGTGGAAATATTATGGAAAAAGAAAACAAAACAACTATGAATCAGGCAAAAGACGATGTTAAACAAGGTGTTAATGCTGCTCGCGAAGATATCGCTAAAGCTTCAATGACAACTAAGCAAAAGGTCATGATTGGAACTACAGTTGTAGCAGCTGCTGGTGCAGGTTTTGCAGCTGGCTATGTTGTTGGTAAACGCAAGAAGAAAGACTCACAAGAAAACATAGAAACAAAAGAACTGGATTAATTCCAGTTCTTTTTTTGCTGTAAAAAAAGGAGGGATAATATGGAAGATAAAAAGCCAGACAAAAAAGACTTTACTATTTGGAGTGGTCTAGTATTCACATTAGGCGTGCTTGTGGGATCCGGAGCCACAAGCTGGATCGCAACTAGACCTAAGAGAAAAATCAAGCGAGATGATGAATAATGGAAAAAATAGTGTATGGTTGGGGAGAATCGATCAAAGAAATATTAGAGGAACTAATAAAAACTGTCTAAGGATGTGGTAGTATGCCAAACTGGTGGGATGAAGCAGCAAGTTCCAAGTCCAATAAATATAGCAATAAGTATAATTATAATGATAGCAACGTAGAAGATGCTGCAGAAGATTTAAAAGATGAAATTAATTCAGATTCAAATGTATTGTTCCCTCTTTTTACCGCTGCAGGAATGGCCTTAAAAGGTATTGCTGAAAAGATGGGTGACTCCATTGTTGAAGTTATAGAATGGAGGTGGCCACATGAGTGATGAATTTTGGGACGGACCAAGTAGTGGTGGAGACGATTGGGATGACTTCGATTTTTCTGCTGATGAAGATTTTTCTGCTGATGAAGATTTCGAGATAGACTATGAAGTAGAAGACGTAGTCTATGAAGATAAAAATGACGCCACTTTAAAAAGGAGGCGTCTAATTAAAAAAGCTGGGTTCTATTCTATTGGAGTATTGCTTCTCGGGGTTGGGAATGCTCTAATAAAAAGAGCCCGTAAATGGAAGAAAAGGGATTAATCCCTTTTCTTTTTTTTAGCCCTTATTTTTTCTTCGGTTCTATCAAAGAGTTCATTTCCTAATTCCTGTCCAATATTATAAGAAGCCGTTCCTAAACCAAGCATTGCTGGTAAAGCTTTTTGTGGAAAATCTTTGATATGCTTCCTGTGGAAACCAAATCTATCCATTACATTGGCTGTATTACCGAAGTCTTTAAGTAATGGTTGGCTAGAATTAAGCAACATTCCAGCCCCAGTACCTAAAGCAGCGCCTCTGCTGCCTTCAAGCAATACATCTTTAAGAAGTTCTTTGTTCGTTCTTGGCATAGTCCACCTCCGGTTCTTCCCATTTTAAAAGAATTGTTATGTTGGAATGTTTATCTGTATACTTATCTTCATCATGTATTTTCCAACCATCTTTTTTATCAATTATGCAGCGTTGATTGATTCTTTGATACATCATAATATCTGTTTCATCCTGCATATCAAACACTTTCACCCTTAATTTAGTGTCGCTGTCTTTAGAAAAGAAATCGAATCCATTCACATCAAATACCTCCAAATGAAATATAGTATGATTATATGGAAGACCTGATCTATTACAAATACCAACCACATTGGAGCTTCTTTGTCTCTTTTTATATATTTAATCCACCAGATTGTCGGTTTCCTGGTATCAATAAAAAAGTGAGTAAAGAATATTATAGCCGCTATTAACCAGAAGTTTGGATAACCCCAGACTGGTATTAATACAATAAGAGAATACGTTAAAGCATGTACGAATAAGTATCTATAGTCACTTGTTTTCTTTTTTGCCCACTCAGCTGGTTGAAATAACCAATCACCTAATAGGTGGTATATTAGTAGTCTCATTTGGCAGCCTCTTTAATCATATTTCCTAATGCAGATGCTTTCTTTCTCATATGAACTCTGTACAATTTATCTAAGTGTCTTTTACCTTCTGGTGTAACCATTTCGGAAGTTAACTTAAATTCTCTTGGTAGACGGTTTTTATATACCCATTTACGACCTTCCTGTGTAAGAAGGTGCTGTTCATTCAAATTTTCTAGAACCTGCTCAAATGCCTCTCTCAGCTCTTTCTCGTTCTTTTTGGATCTACCTGATTTAAGTCGTGATTGAATACTATCATAAATTGTTGGTTTATCTGACATTTATCTCACCCCTATATTGTAATATTATCCCGTCTCGGTGGTGCTTTTTCGGGATTTGGTCGCATATCAACCTGTGGGTCCAATTCTTCTCCATTAGTTTGTGGGTCACCTTGTGGTCTGGGTTGAGTTGCACCCTGTTCTAATTCTTGATACTTCTCCATAATTAATTGAGCCATCTGTGGCATCTCTTGTTTCATTCTTTGCATAATTTGTTCTTTTTCTTCATCTGACATAGTAACTAATTCTTTTGCATATTTATAAGCCATATCTTCTGGATCTTGCGGAACTTGAGCACCTTCTGCATCTTGCTGCTGAACCATTGCTTGTTCCATTGCTTGTTCTTCCTCAATCATTTGAATATAGTTATCCCAGAAACCTCCAACATTGGTAGGTGGTTTATCGTTGGCACCTTTTTCTTGATCTTCGGCCGCTTTCTGCTGACCTGTAATTCCTGCACGAGTAACTAACTCCTGGACTTTACCCTGAATTGTACCCTGTTCTAATCCTTTGAGTTTAAATAACTCTAGCTTATCTTTGTAATCTTTTATAGTTTGTTTTAACTCAGAGTCGCTATCTAATCCGGCCACTTCTTTTAAGAAGGTAGAGTCAGATACCTTATCCATCTGATTAAGTTGCTGTAAGAGTTGTTTTCTCTGAACATCATCAGCCATTTTAAACTCCTGCATCTTAACTTTGTAAGGTTTAACCCCTAAAAAGGTTGCTAACTTAGGTATGATAAATTCATTAATCATTTCAAGTAGAGATTCTCTATAAACTAAGAAATGATTTTCTAACATTCTAAGTGAGATAGAAGAACCCGACCATGTGAGTCCGCCGAACACAAATTCTTGCGGGGCTCCCATACCGTTAATGATGTTTTCGGACACCATTCTCATCTCTTGATTAAGTAATAACATTTTGCCGTCACCGGAAACTTTTTGAGTTCCAAGAGGTACCGGCATAATAGGTATGTAATTAGGATCTCTTTTCCACTTTCTGATCTCTTCTTCTACATTTGTTTTCCAACTACCCAGACCAGTTCTTCTGTGTGGGGCGGCGTTAGATTGGTTATCCCCTGGAAATAATATTCTAAGCGGCACCAAATGTTCCATAGCGATCTGCTGTTGCGCTTTTCTTAAAACCTGTAGGTGGAACATATCTTGCATTACAGGCAATATAAGTGGCATGCCCCATTCCATATCATTGTCGGAAACATCCGCTCTTTTGGAATGGTAGATGTTTGAATTTTTCATTTTAACAGCTTTACTTTCCTTCAAAGCTTCAAAATAAATTTTTGGGGCGGTCATTAAAGTGTCTTCATCTTTTCCAACAATCTTTTTCTTTAATTTGTTTGGAATGTTATAATAATACTTATGTTGGCCTGTAATTTCATTATATTCAATATCAAAATGTTCTGGGTTGTGCCTTATAATATTAACTTTCTTTAATTGTTTAACTGTATTATCTTCGACTTTAAACTTAACATTACTGCCACAACTTGGACAGACCCCTTTGAATTCATAATTTATAAAGTCCAAGTCATGCTTTTTTCCGATACCGCCAAAGTCTTCTAACTGATTTTTGGTGTCACAGCTTGGGCAGACAAACATTCTTTTGAAAGGAAAGTACATAGAAATCAAAGCATTGCCATAAGTGAAAAAATCAAGGCCATACTTAATTAAAAAATCTTTTAATTTAATTCTTTTATCTAAAGCATCTTTCAATTTTTTAGAACCTTTTTCGTCTTGGATTTCTTCTGGCATCTCGTGAATTAAGTCAGTGATTGGATATTCTGACAGTTTATAGATTGTAGTAGATACCAATCCCATAGTTTTATAGTAATGTCTACACCACTTAAAAAGTTCTTTAACACTTCTTGGAAAGTAAAATTTAGATAAGTCAAAGAACGGTGATGGATAAGGCATTGGTTTTTTGATTTTACCCTGGGTGTGATTGGTCTTACTCCCGGGTAACATGTCGACTCTTTCTCCTGTTAATAAGCTCGTTGGCATATTAATCAACTCCTAATAATACATCAGAATATTTCTTTATATAAAATAAACTCTTGATCTGATTTGAAAAAATAGATTCTTCGGTTTCAGCAACCTTACCTGCTGTCTTATCATCTTTAGGTAGCTTGCTCCAAATTTCCTCAACTTTATCTTTTAGCTTTCCACCGTCAATATGATCATTGACATTCTCAATGTACGGACAATGAAAAATGTTGGCTTGATTATAACTTGCCACGATGTAATTGGTGACCTCTTCATTAAATTCCACAGGTGCAATTCTTTCAAAAAAATCTATCGCCACTTGTATTTCATGAGGTTCAGCATGTTCTATTTCGGTAAACTCTGGAACAATACCATTAAAAGCGAGAACTATTTTTTCAAAAATCCTAAAATCATTAAAGTAAAAACCTTCGCCGTCCTTAAACGCATTTAGTGCAGTCTGGATGGCCATAACTTGATTAAAGAGAACCTCATCTTCACCGATGACCTCACCTTCGATTTCTAGTTCCCTTATAGTTTCTGGTTCAAAATCTCTCCATCCGTTAATATCTTCGAGGTTATTGTAAAGCTCTATTAGATTCATTGTTTCACCTCGTCAATGATATTATCTATAATAGTCTGATGAGGATTAGGTAGAGATTCATAAATAGTCTGTGGGTCCTGACATAAATCATTAACCATATATTCGTCAAAGTTTTCTTTTAATTTATTTTTCATCGCATTTTTTTTGCTCGGGTCACTAAGTAATCTTTGTAATTCAGAAACTCTATCTACTGATGCTGTCTTTTCTTTTTCTTCGAAAGCCAGCATAAAGGCGTTCTTTTCGACAGAGAATTTCTTTTCTGCGTTAGTTAATAATTCTTCGTTATTGAAGTTACCTGTATCAACATTGTTTTCAGCATCTAATTTGTCAATTACGGCTGCTGCTTCTTTAATTTTAGCTTCACCATCTTTTAATTTTTCTACCAATCTCATATAAGGTGCCTGTGCTTCTTTGGTTAGGTGTCTAACTTTAAATTTCATATCCCTTTCAAGGTTAGGATTTATTTTAGCTTCTTTTTCCATTAACCCAAACTTTTCTTTCTTTTCTTTGATTGATGCTGCTAACTTTTCTTTAGTTTCATCATCAAGATTATCTTTGATTTCATCAAACTTTGCTGCAGCGACTTTAGTGTGATATTCATCTGGCATTGGAAACTTGCGAATTTTTTTGCCATCTTCTTCGTACACTAGACCAAAGTCATCATCTGAAATTGACGCTTTCTTTTCCCTGGTGAAATCACTAACCACATAATTATCTGCACCAATATCAAAATGTTCCAATTTGGAAGGTACATCGACATCGTATTTAATACATGCTTCTTTAATTCTTGGAGCGGCTACATTAGTTATCTCTTCTGGTAAATCTTCAATCCCTAATAACAAATAAAGTAATGATAGGATTGTTGACTTCTTATCGCAAATCGGAAACTTACGGTGTTTTCTTTTCTTTTTAATTATTACTGCAAAATCTTTGTCCGGTAATTCGTGGACGTCTTCTCGCTTTCTGATAATTATACCTCTGTTGGCTAATTTCTCGAGATATTTATTTTCTGTATCGTCATACTGGTCTATAAACATTTGAATGCCCCCTTAAAGAGTTTTAATTCCATATTATAATTATATATGAATACCGGTCGCAGAGCAAATTTATTGATTAGTGGATCGGGGTGGACCTCTCTATATCAAGGTCCACCAAGCGTCATCGCCTTCATAGCAGGGATAAGTGGATCAGTGGACCTTAATTGAGCTATATTGATAAATACACAAGTGTGTGTGCGTACAAACAGGTATAATAGACTAAATTACCTTACACTATATTATATATAATGTTACTATTTAT